TGGGGAGAATCTTGGGAATCAACACCATCTAATGGGTATCCAAGTCCTCCCCATTTGGATTTTATAAAAAAGGTTGGTGTTTTGAAAAATAGTGTAGTTGAAATGGATGTTATTCAAAATTCTGACTATTTTTGTATGACAGATTCTATGGACGGGGTAATTGCTCTGGCTTGGGAAAAAGAAAGTGATTCAGTTGACTTTACACACCAAAAAAGATTAGTATTTACTTTTGGTGATGAAGAACAAATTGTAAAAGATAAATTATATGAACGAGATATCGTTTTAGAGTTTGAAAAAAAAGTTGTATATGAAAAATAGTGAAAAAAAGTTACAACTAATTAGTTATGGGTTAAAACCATCTACGGTAACAAAATTAAATGAATCACAAGTTGATGCTCTTTACCAAAGATTATCTGAGTCTAAAAAAGAAACAAAAGAGGCGGTAACAAAAACTTCAACAACCACAACGTTTGATTTGGGTAATGCGGCTGATGTTAATTTAGCTAATAAACAATTACAAGGAGTTGCAACTATTGATCCTAATCAGAAAAAAATGATTATAACTAAAGAGGGTGAGATTGATGAAGATGACGAAGGTGATGTAGATTTAGCTTTGGCAATTCAATCTAAAGAAATGAATGAAAAATTTGAATCAAAATCACAACAAGGTTTAATGTGGGCTAGATGTAAAAAATCTAAAGGAGAACAAAAGGAAAAATGGTGTAAGTTGGCTAAAGAGTTTTCTAAATCAACAACTAAAAAAGATTATGAAAAAATGCCTGAGAAAAAACATCCTGAAAAAACAGTAAAAAAACTGAAAGAAGAGGGTGGATATATGGATATGATTGGTAAAGCTTTTAACAAAAATATGCAAAACAAAATTGCTGATGTTAAACCAGGTTTAAAATGGGAAAGTGAGTTAGAAAAGAAATTTTCACAGATCATTGAAAGTACAATTTTCCCAAAAATGACTAAAAAAGATTTTATTAAAACTTTAATGGAGTCTCCTGAAGTGGCGCCTGAAAAGGAAAGAACAAAAGAAAAAGAAAGAGAGACTGAAAAAGAAAGAAGAAGAAAGGATGAAGATGATCCATTCAGACCTGGTAGAAGAAACAAACCGAAACCAGCGCCTAAAGCTGATACTGAAGTTGCTCCTGAAAAGGAAAGAACAAAAGAAAGAGAGACGGAAAGAGAAACTGAAAAAGAAAGACGAAGAAAAGATCAAGACGATCCATTTAGACCTGGTAGAAGAAACAAACCGAAACCAGCACCTAAAGCTGAAACAAATGAAGGATCCCTACCTGATTGGTTATCTTCAAGATCAATTGGGATTAAATAACTAAAACAAAAATAGATAATGAGCTTAAATCATAAAATTGAAAAAATCCTTAGAACTAAAAAAAATCTTGAGGATAAGTTAATTAAGGAAGGTCTGACAAAAAAAGAAAAACAAATTTTAGATGAGATCAAATTTAATTTAACTGAAGCGCCTATTGATTATTCTGATGTTGGTGGAGCAAGAATGGAACCTGAACGTCAAAGAAAATTTGAATCAGGTGAAAACCCATACGTTAAATATGGTATGTCTCAAGAACTATTAGATATTTTGGGTAGTGAAGCATTTAAAAAATCTGTAGAAAAAGTTAAAAGTGCTCTTGGTGATAGATCGGGGATGGTTGAGGGTGACCCACAACAAGTTTTTATGCAACTTATGATGTTAGCAATGAGAGATCTTCAAATGATAATGTCAATACAAAGTCGTAAAAAAGAAGAGATAGAAGAACTTGCCGAAAACTTAGTTTCATCATATTTTAATTTAAACAAACCACCTTTAAATAAAAGAGTTAGATTAGAGGCGACTTTAATTGGTGGACCAGTTGGGGCTTCAGAAGGTATGAGATCATCTGCTGAAGAATTTAGTGAAGAAGAAATAATTGAAGCGTTTAAAGACGCTGAAAAACACAAAGAAGAACTTGAAGATTTTGCTCGTGAAGTTGAAAGTTTAGGAGGTAAATTTGATTCAGAACAAGCTGAAAAAGTGTTCGGTAAAAAAATGGAACAAGATGCCTTAAAATCATTCGAAGGTGAGAAAGGTAAACGTAGAATGATTAATACCATGATTCAAGGAGCATCATTCAGTTTAGGTCATTTATATAAAACTCTTAATGATCAAATATCTGAAATTGATCCAAGACTAATGAATTTATATAATGTTTCTCAAGCGATGATGGAACATTTATACTGGTTATACCCTGATATGGAAGGTATGGCAAGTGGAGGTGGTGGACAATTAGGTCAATCTTCATTTGAAGAACCTGAAGATGAGGACGGACCATTTGTTGTTAAAGCTAAAGCGGTGACATTACCATTACTTGTTCATGAGTTAGTTAAAGGATTGTTTGATTTTATGGCTTGGGATAGTTTACCTGAAAATGAAAAACAATCACAAATGGTATTAGGAGCGGAAGATACATTACCTGGAGAAATTTGGGATTCATTGTTAGGTCCGGCAGTTTGGACAAGATTCCAAAATGCATTACCAACAGATCTATTTGATGATGATAAAAGACATATACAACTCTATTTATTCCACAGATTTGGAAAATTGTCTGCTGAAGATATGAAAAAATTAACTGACGCTATTTTGAGAGGTGATAAACAAGCTCAAAATATGATTAATCGTATGATTGAAGAAGTTAAAGAATATCTACGTAATAGACCTGAAGATGATGAAGAATCGGAAGAAGATGATTGGGATAGTGATATGTCTTGGTTGGATGATGAAGATTAATTTATGTCTTTAAGTAGAGAACAGATATTATTAGAATATGTTAAATGTCAAAAAGATACGGTATACGCATTAAAAACTTACCTTGAAACTTATGACAATACGGTTAAAAAATATGTTCCATTAGAACTATTTCCTGACCAAATATCGTTATTAGAAGATTACGAAAATTATAACGAAAACATCGCATTAAAATACAGACAGGCGGGGGTATCAACAGTTACCGCCGCTTGGTCATCAAAAAAACTTGTATTAGCGAAAAAAACAAACCCTGAAAAAATTCTAATTATTGCCAACAAATTGGACACCTCGTTAGAGATGGCCAATAAAATTCGTTCATTTGTTGGTCAATGGCCAAAATGGGTTGGTATTGATTTTGCACCTGAAAAGAATTCACAAAAACATTATAAACTAACAAATGGATGTGAAGTTAAAGCGGTTGCAACATCTAAAGATGCCTTACGTGGATTTACCCCTACAATACTAATATTTGATGAGGCGGCATTTATTGATGCTGATAGTGATTTTTGGGCAGCTTGTATGGCGTCCCTATCTACAGGGGGTAAAGTAATTGTGGTATCAACACCAAACGGATACGACCCAATTTATTATGAGATATATGATCAAGCATTAAGAAACATGAATGACTTCAAGATTTCCGAAATGTATTGGTTTAGAGATCCAAGATATACTAAAGATTTGTATTTTGTTAAGACTGATGATATTGTACATTATTTGTTAACTAAAGAAGAATATGACCAATCAACAAATATAAGTTGGGAAAATATATCATTTAATGATAGAAATTTTGACGACGCTAAAGAGTTAATGAATCAAGGATATAAACCATGTTCATCTTGGTTTGAAGCCATGGTTAAAAAACTTAAATACGATAAACGTAAAGTATCTCAAGAGTTGGAATGTAACTTCCTTGGATCTGGAGATAATGTATTTGACTCAAAGTTAATGCAAAAAATTAACGACAATTACATTAGAGAACCTCACTCTAAAATGGTTGCCAATGGTTTATGGATATGGAAAGAACCTGTAGTTGGTCACAAATATATTATGGGGGTTGACGTATCAAGAGGGGATAGTGAAGATTTTAGTTCATTTCAAATTATTGATTTTGACACAAGAGAACAAGTTGCTGAATATTTGGGTAAACTTCCTCCCGATACTATGGCTGAGGTTGCATATAAATGGGGGACTATGTATAGTGCTTATATAGTTGTCGATATCACTGGTGGTATGGGTGTATCAACATCTCGTAAACTACAAGAGATGGGTTATAGGGATTTATATGTTGATGGTGTTGAGGGAGGTAATCAGTGGAAATATAATCCAAAGGCTGCCGATAAAATTCCGGGTATTAATTTCAATAACAAAAGAGTTCAAATAGTTTCTTCATATGAAGAAGCAATACGACATGAATTTAAAATTTATAGTTCTCGTTTATACAACGAAATGAACACTTTTGTCTATATCAATGGTAGACCTGATCACCAAAAAGGACAACATGACGATTTAATCATGGCAATTGCTATGGCGACTTATGTGGGTGAATCATCATTTGCGAATTTAACAAAAGTAACTGAACATACCAAAGCAATGATAGATTCTTGGTCGATTAGTAATAATGATGAGATAGGTAAAAATTTAGATTTTAATCCAGTAATTCCACATTATCAAGATCGAATGAGACAAATGAATCAAAATCAATATTCTCGTGAAGATTACATGAAATATGGATGGTTATTTGGGGTTAGATAATATTTATAAAAAAAACTATTTAAACCTCAATATTTAAGTTTAAATTTTAATTTATGGAAAACAATAAAAATTTAACCGTTTGGCAACGATTGTCCCAAGCATTTGGGCCTAATTCGTTGTTAAATCAGGATTACCCGACATATGAGTTTGATCGAGAAGTTTTATTAAAAACTCAATCAAAACAAGATTATGAAAAAGAGTTATTGCAAGCTCAACAAACTTACTATCTATCTAATCAATGGACTAAGATAGAAAGTAATTTATATACCCAAGCCGTATATTATGAACCAACAAGATTAGCATCATTTTATGATTATGAATCTATGGAATATACTCCTGAGATTTCGGCAGCTTTGGATATCTATGGAGAAGAATCCACAACTGTTGATGAGAACGGTTTTATGTTACAAATTTATTCTGAATCAAAAAGAATTAAATCAATCCTTGCTGACTTATTTAATAACACTTTAGATATTAACACCAATTTACCCATGTGGACAAGAAATACTTGTAAGTATGGTGATAATTTTGTTTATCTAAAATTGGACGTTGAAAAAGGTATTGTGGGTTGTATGCAATTACCAAATATTGAAATTGAACGTTTGGAAAGAGGTATGGCAGCCAAATCGGCTAATGTTGAGGAACCCGCAGAAAATAAAGGTTTAAGATTTAAATGGAAAGCAAAAGACATGGAATTCAATACATGGGAAATTGCACATTTTCGTTTATTGGGTGATGATAGAAAATTACCA